CCTATCCCCTGTGTGCCTTGGCAGTCTCAGCCTCTCTATGGGCAGTCGGTGATACGGCCCAATCCCCCGCTCCTCGCCATATTCGCGGGTGCCGTCGACCGGATCAATAATCCACACCCGGGACTTGGCGAGGCGAGCTGCGCTGTCCTTCTCTTCCTCCGACAACAGGCCGTCGTCCGGCCGTTCGGCGGCAATGCGGTCGCACAGCAACCGGTTGGCAGCCTTATCGCCTTCGACACCCAGCGCTTTGCCGGTCACACCATCGGCAATCAGATCAGCGCGCAGACGCAGGAGCAGTTCACCTGCCCCGGGATGGCCTTGGCCTGTGCCACGACTTCCGAGAGATATTGCTCCGTGATTGTGACGCCGAGCAGTGGGTTCGCTTTGATCCAGCAGTTGGGGTCGGTCAGCGGGTCGTCGCCTTCATCAAGCCCGCAAACATAGCTGAACGTCGTGTCGTCGAGGACCTGGCCCAGAAAGGTCGGGTCGGTCACGGCGTCGGGATTACCGGCCGCCACCCTGATAGCGTGTTCGTGTTCCTCCCATGCGACCGAATTGCGGTCCGAGCCCGAGTTCGTAATCATGAACAGCAGTGGGTCGCGGCGGAACTTGAAGCCACGCTCCAGCATCTCGATGATCGAGCGATCGGGAAGCTCGTGGACCTCATCCGCCAGCACAAAGTATGGCCGCGGGCCAGAGCCGGTCTTGCCGGTATCGCGCGACACTGGCCGAAAGAAACTGCCCGATGCCAAATGCGCGATGTTGAACTCGCGTCCCGGGCCGCCCGAGAACTCCAGCCGCCGTGCAAGGGCTGGCGATTGCCGGACCATCCGTACCGCGTCACGGAACAGGATGTTGGCCTGCTCCTTCTTGGCTGCGGCCGCATAGATCTGGGCGCCAGCTTCCTGGCAGGCGGTCATCCCGTAGATGCCGATGCCGCCAGCAACCGGCGACTTCCCGTTGCCCTTGCCTTGCTCGATGTAGGCGCGGCGGAACCGGCGGCGACCATCCTTACGCTTCCAGCCGAACAGCGAGCCAACGATGAACGCCTGGCTGGGCTGGAGCTCGAAGGGCTGCCCTTCGAACTGGCCTTCGGAAAGCTTCAGCACCTCCTCGAAAAAAGCGAAGGCGTGCCCCGCCGCATCGTGGTCGAACCAGATGCCATCCTTGCGCTTCAAGTCCGCGATGTGCCGTTTACAGGCATTGCGGACATGCGGCCCGGCGACAATTTCGCCCGCGACCACAGCCTTGGCATAGGCCAGCGTCCGGTCAGGCGAAGAAGCGGTCGGCGGGGTCCGTGCCTTCTTCTGGCGGCTGGGCCGCGATCCTGCTCCTGGCACTCGGCGTCATCCCGAATTCTGCGGCGTAACGCATCATGTCCGCCGCCGCCTTGTTGGCAGTGCCCACCAGCGGGTTCTGGACCGCGTTGCCGTTCGATGTCTTGATCATGAGGCCGCCGGTCAGCTGGTCCTTCTCGGCCATCTTGGCGATCGCGCGTTCTGCCTGGACCCAGCGGCCATAAGCCATGGCGTAAGCCGCAAGGGCCGCCCGATCGATCTCGGAGAGGATCCCGAGATTGTAGAGCTCGGTTGCAACCCGGTTCCATTCTTCAATGGCGTCGCTGGTCAGGTGGTGGGGAGGCGCTGGAATGGCTGCCTTGGCCTTGGCTTCCTTGCGATTGACCTGCCGTTTGCCGGGGTTGGAGGTCACAAGCTTCAGCTGCGTGGGCTTCGGCTTTCTGCCGGTAATCATGCAGCCTCAGCTATTCTCCCGCCTGCAATCTCGTCGAAGGTCCGGCCGTCAGCCTCAAGGGTCGCAGCCTTGCCGGTAAAATCTTGCCAGCGCTTCACGGCAACATCGATGTAAGCGGGATTGAGCTCGATGGCGTGGACAGCGCGGCCGGTCATCTCACCGGCAATGATTGTGGTGCCCGAGCCAGAGAACGGTTCGTAGACCGCCTGACCCGGGCTGGAATTGTTCTCGATCGGGCGCTTCATGCACTCGACCGGCTTCTGGGTGCCGTGACCCGTCTCATTCTTCTTGGGCTTGGCGATGTGCCAGACAGTGGTCTGCTTGCGATCGCCCGCCCAATGACCTTTCGCGCCCTTCTTAACGGCATACCAGCAGGGCTCATGTTCCCAGTGATAATCGCCGCGGGATAGAACCAGCTGACCCTTGTCCCAGATGATCTGGGAGCGGAGCTGGAAGCCGCTGGCGGCAAGGCTATCGCCGACCACGCCGGCAAACAGGCCGGCATGCCAGACATAGGCGACGTCGCCCGGGAACAGGGCCCATGCTTCGCGCCAGTCCGCCTTGTCGTCGTTCAGCACCTTGCCCTTGGCCGAGCCGCTGGCAGCGACGCCTGCTTTCTCCCGCCAGGCCGGGTCATATTCCACCCCGTAGGGCGGATCGGTGACCATAAGGTGCGGCGTGATGCCATTCAAGGCCTTGGCCACGGTGTCGGCATCGGTGCTGTCACCGCACACCAGCCGGTGCTTGCCGAGCAGCCAGACGTCGCCGGGGGAACTCACCGGAATTTCCGGAGGGTTGGGAATCTCGTCGGGATCGGTCAGGCCCTCGGTCTTCTCGGCCAGCAGCTTCGACAGCTCGTCATCCGAGAAGCCGGTCAGCATCAGGTCGAAATCAAAGCCCTGCAGGTCGCCAAGTTCGACCGCGAGCAGCTCGAGGTCCCAGCCGGCGTTCAGCGCCAGCTTGTTGTCCGCGATGACGTAGGCCTTCTTCTGGGCCTCGCTCCAACCCTTGGCGACCATGGTCGGGATCTGCGTAAGGCCGAGCTTGCGCGCCGCTAGTAGGCGGCCGTGGCCAGCGATCAGGCCGCCGTCCTCGTCGACCAGCACCGGGTTGGTCCAGCCCCATTCGCGGATCGAGGCCGCGATCTGCGCGACCTGCTCGTCCGAGTGCGTGCGGGAGTTGCGCGCGTAGGGCGTGATTTTCTCTATCGGCCAGAACTCGCTGTTCTGGGCCGGCCAGTCCTGGTCCATAGATATCCTGGTGCGCCTGCACTAATAGATTGTGTCTGGAAGCAGATCGTTGCGCCGCGCCGGGATCACTTATCGAATCCGAATACGCAGGGCTCAGCACATTCAAGCGAGTAAATCGGGCAGGAAACCCTTTGAAACACTATGAACCAACCATGCCGGACACGGCGTTCGCAGATCTCATTGCCGCAGAACCATTCAGCAGTGGAACGGCCAGAGTCGCATTCGATGTTCGCGGGGACCCGGAAGTCATCGTAAAAAAGGTGATTGGAACATTCCCGGGATCAAACATGCTTGAATGGTTCATTTGGAACTCTGCCAGCCAAGCAGATGATCCCGCGGTTTCAAACCTGTTGGGAAAGTGCATCTCCATCAGCGAGACTGGAAAATACCTGATGATGGAGCGCCTCGCCGATATCGATGAAGGCGATTATGCCAATATTCCGAACGTTCCCGTTTGGTTTAACGATCCGAAGCCCAGCGCGTTCGGGAAAAATGCCCAAGGCATTAAAATCCGTGATTACGGAATGACGAGAATAGGCGAATTGGTCGCAACAGAGCTCGTTGAGCCACCCGCCTTCGCCGTCAATGCACGATTAGCGGGAATGATTCGACCTGGGATCTGACTCGAACACCCCCGGTCGCTAACTCGCGGGCGTGAAAAGTTTGGGCCAGGCGCGGTGTCCGTCTAGCAGGTGCCAAACTATGCGAGGCCCCCCGACCCCCGGTGGACCCAGAGGCGCTGTGGGTCGGTCCAACCGAGAGGTAGCGCATCGCCCTTTTCCAGATTGCAGGAGCGATGGGCGCAGGCGACGTTGTCGTAGGTATGCGACCCGCCAGCAGACAGCGGGATGATGTGATCAAGTTCCGGAGCGTTCCAACGCATCGTTCCGCGCAGTTCGCGAGGAGCTTCCTCGCCGCAGATGTGACAGGTCCATCCGTCACGCTCCATCACCGCAATGGGATTGATCGGTTCGGCTTGAGCACCATAGGCTTTCGCCCGGGACAAGCCCTTGGCGACACGTTTGAAATGGCGGTTAGCGCAAAATTCCGAACAGAAATTGCGTCGCTTGTCACCATACGCGGGCAGGAATGTGCTGCCGCATTCCTGACAGGTGCATTCTGCCTTTCTGACTGCCTTGCTGCTCGCCGAGCAGTGGTAGGAGCAAAATTTCGCACTCGCCCGCGCTTCGAAAACTCCCCCGCATTCAATGCACTGACGTTGACGCTTGGCCTTCCTGACTTCGGCAAGACGGGCCAGCCGGGCAGCCCGTGAGGCAGAGCGCTCACGCCGCATCATTTCAAACCCGCAGGCGCGCGAGCAGCAACGGCCGCTGTCGCGTGATTTTCGGATTCGTCTTGTGATCGGCTGAGAACAAATCTGGCACAGAGGGGCGGCGCCCGCCGAGGCGAATTGTGCCATGGCGACCTCCCAGTCAGTTTCAGATTTTATCCCGCCTTCAACGTCGGCGGATTCTCACCCGATCGGCCAGCCGTCCGGACCGGTGCCGACGGTCCGACGCAGCCCGAATTGTTCGGCCGTCCGGACCTGGTGACAGTCGGCACAGAGGCAGCGGATGTTGCTGTCCTCGTCAGATCCGCCACGGGCTAGCGGCACGATGTGGTCAGGTACGGTCGCCTCGCGGACAATCCCGGCAGAGGCGCAATCACGGCAGAGGGGTTCCGCCCTTAATCGACGCAGGCGCTGCGCAACTGCCTGGCGTCCCCGAAGTCGTTCAGCCATCGCACAACGCCTGCAACGAGAAACGCCCGGAAGCTGTTAAGCCCCGGGCGCAACTCGCATCACTACATTTCGGAAATATCTACATGAGAGCAATGCTCCCGTCAATGATGAATTGTATTATTATCGTTTAATCACAGTTTGTTAGATCAACCGCTAGGCGGACGATACTGGTGGCGAACTGTCCCTGTTGATACCGAACAGGGTGACCAGCACCTCGAGCCCGTGCTCCAGGTTACGGAGATCAGCCGTGCCCCATGTCGCGGCATCAACCTCGTAGCAGACCACAGCATGGACAAGCATGCTCGGCCGTCGGCCTGTCGCGGCGACGGCATCATGGTCAGCGGTCCGCAGCATCAGGATCGCCGCTGCAGCCCGCTTCCGGATCTTCCCCACGTAGTCCGGATCGTACTCCGTGATGCTGCGACCGAAGATGCCTTCATCAAGCAGCAAGCCGCTCGCCGAATGCGGATGGATAGGCGGCAGTCCCATCACCGCACGGTTGCGGGCCATGAGATCACCGTAGAGCTCGGCTGCCGCCATTTGCTCGGCCGTGATCTTGCCGGCGAACGCCAGCCGTCCGATCGCTGATCCCAGACGTTCGTCCTTGGCCTGCCTCGCGGTGACGCCGTACTGACGCTGGCGGGCGTCCATCACCGTCGCCGTGACTTCCCGTAGGGTCTCGGCTTTGCCCGGCTGGCACCAGCTTACCGCAGGGATGGCGGCGCCCCGCCTTGCGCTTACGACCGCGAGCCACGGATGATCTCCGGGATGAGCGCCGCATAGCCGATCACATCGACGGGGCCGTCCGCGTAACTTGGATCGTGTGCCAGCCGCGCAAGCTTCAGGTCGATCATGCACAGCGCCACCTGCTGGGCGGTGACAGGCGTGCCGAGGGTGATCGACCAGCGCCGGGCGATTGCCTCCATCTGGGTCTTGGGATCGCCGTAGGCAGTGCCGCGATCTTCGAGCACCTGCGCCACGCGCTTCAGGAAACCGGCCGCGCTCACCGGACACCTCCACGGGTCTCGATGGC